ATGGTACTTCATAATGTTGTAAGGCTAATACTGCTCCAAGCATACTTTTACCAGAGTATGCTGAACCACCAATTAGTTTTCTTGTGTGGCGGTCTGCTATTGCATATAATTGTCGGTCATATGGTGTTACTGGAATGTATGGGTTTTCAAGTATTGTTCTTCTAATCAACTTTTTTTGTTGTTGATCTAAGTGTATTTTCTTGTAATCTACTCTCATAATTCATCAGTGAATTTTTCTAAATCATCGTTAATGGTTAGTAATTCTTCTAATTCTTTGTCTTTCATATGAATTACATTATCATTTTCTTTGGTGGATGTTTCAATACTTCCTTGTATTTGAGTATTATTATCTTTAATATCTGTTGGTTGACCATGAGCTAGTCTGAAATTCCTATAGATTATTTCCGCAGATTTATTTAGATTTAGAAAACTATTTGCTCTTGTAGTTGGAGCATTCTTATTACTATTTTCTTTTAGTTCTTTTTGTATTTCTTTTAGTAATTCAAAATCATCATTGAAGAATTCTTGAAACTTAGCATTTCCTTGTTTGAATAATTCATAGTTCAACTCTCTTTCTTTTTGATCAATATGATTATCATATAATCGGCATCTTTCTACCCAATTCCATTTTGAAGATTGTGTTGTTAGTTGTGATAATGTGGGTATGTTTTTTTCTTCTAAAATGTCAGAGTTTGTCAGAGTATATTTAACTTTTTCAAGAGTTCTTTTCAAACCTAAGTTTCTGTATTCTTTAAACCAGGAATAGCTTTTACTAGGTTCTCCTTTTTGTCTTTCCCATGCTTCAGTCATAATCCCTCCATCCTTATATTTTTTTGAACATTATTGTAATGTTTATTGTTTTTTGTTGAACACGAAATTTTAAAATACAAGGTTTTTTTATTTTCGTGGTGAACAATGTAATATTGTTTAGTTTTGAATTTTGAACAAAAAAAGTTTTATTAGTTTTTTATAATAGTTTTAGGAAATTCACAATAACAAACTGAAATCCATCAATCAAAAATACAATTAAAGCACCAACAATTGCTATAAATACTCCGCTACGTATAGTAAATAATTGATTATCATCATTAGCTTGTTCTTCCTGAATAGCCAATTGTTTTGTTTGAATTTCAATACTTTTATCCATTTTCTGTATAAGTTTTTCTAATTGCTTATTTTGAAACTGATCACTTGCTTCCAGTTTACTTATACGAGATTCCTGTTTACAATATTTCTCATGTAAATCTCTTACTTGATTATGGGCCATTATTGTTTCCTCCATTGTTAGTGGAGGTGTAAGTTCTTGAAATCCATCCAACTATTCCCCCTAATGCTACTGCTGCTAGTTCGTTGTTTCCCATATAGGTGCTTAGAATTCCTATAATTATTATTCCAATTATTGCTAATGTTGTGTTGTTGAAGTTAGTCATTATTATTTTCACTCCTAAAAAAAAATTGTTTTAAAAAAAACGTTGGGGAAGGGATTTGAACCCCTGCGATACTATTGTATCATTAGATTAGCAGTCTAACGCCCTACCAGGCTAGGCTACCCCAACATTGTTGGTGGAGGGAATTGCACCCTCAACTTTTGAGTGGTTACTAAGTTACAATAAAATAAGCTATTACCAACATCATGAACATGTATTAAAGGAGATAAATTTTATATTATATTTATGGGAAGAATATTTTTTTTTAAGATATGTGATATTAATTATTTAATCTTTGGAGGATACCTATATATTTTAATGAAGAAAAAAATCCAATCATTCTATTATTCATTAAAAATTTGCTACCATTCCCATTAATAATTTTTAAGAATAATAATAAATGAAAAGCGAATAATAAACGGATAAGAATATTATTTTTAAATTGTCAAATAATGATAATACGAAGCTAATTGTACAATAACATATGATAAAATATTTTTTATAAGTGTTTTATTACAAGACCACAATTTTTACAAACAAATTCAGCACACCACTCACCATAATAAACCTTCTTACAGTCCATTTCATGTTTCTTGCAAGAAGGACACTCTATTTCAGCATGCTTCATGTTTTTAAAAAGTGTAGTTGCATCCAAATAATATTATCCTCCCATATATAATTATAATAATGTCTTTTATTTTTTCACAAAAGATAAAATTATAAAATATTTTATCCCCTTCAATATATAGGAGTGGAAAAATAGAAAAAAAAGAAATGAATTAATATCTACTCAAAACATAAATATATGGCTGAGGATAAACTTCATTTAATATTTCATAAGCAGCATTAACAATATCTACATTAATTAAATAATTTAATAAACCAAAATCATCAAAATCTAGGTTTTCATTTGCTTTAATTAAAAATTCTACCTTTGCTTCTAATACATCGGGCAATATGTGCATTGTACACTTCTCTAAACCATCATATTTTGGGATTAATTCATTATTAATATATTCGTATAATTTCTTTAAATCTTCCATGTTTTCCATTATATTTTTACTCCTATTCTTTTTAATTCTCTTTTCACAGTTCTTTCCTCCAAACCAAAATCATTTAATGCATGCTGTGAAAGAAATGTTGTACCCTGCTCCCTTAACTCATTACTAATTAACTCCCCATTATTAATTAATTTTCTACGTTTTTGTTGATACTTTGCTTTCTGTTCACGTATCGCCCAGGTCCTGCAAGCTTCCCTGCAATAACATGTTTTGTTTTCAAATTTAATAAATATTCTTCCACAGTATTTGCATTTGCTGATGTAGAATCTTGTTTGTGGATCATTTAATGTTTTCTTCAATAACATCCCTTATCATCTTTCTAAATTTTTAGATAGTAAGTTTTTCTTCACTTCAAAAACAAACATGTGAAAGGGTAAAAGTTTACCCTTGTATTTCACATATTCATTAATTACTTGTGATTTTTTTAATGCTTCGGTTATAGTTTCTTGTTTTAATTCTTCATTTATGCATTCAAAATTGGAGACTGTTCTACTTAAACTAATGTATACCTGTTCATATAGATTAAGGTTATTGTTTTTCACATTCCCCACCACAACAAGAAACTGAATTATCAGAAGTATTGAATTTACCATCTTCAATCATTTCAATCAACTCATGAAGAATACGAGTAACATTCATCAAAGTATGAAGATTAACACTATGAATTATAACCTCCTGATACTCCAGGTCTCTCAAACTACCAGTGCATTCTTTATGAATAGTAAAAGCTTCTTCTTCAAATTCCTCTTTTTTTGTCTTAATAAAATATAGTAATAATTTCTCATCAATCATATTATATTTCCCCTATGTATTTTTTAACTTCTTTCATAAAAACTCCTGATTACAATATAACCCATCTTAATGATCATAAAAATCAGTAAGACATAACACTAAACAACAACTAATAATTACACTTACATTAAAAACTACCCAACCATCCATCATACTATCTTTTCCTCCATTATCTCCAACTTGTTACTAACTCATACTCTTCAGGAGTTAACTTCTGTTTTAACCTTTCATCAAAACTTCTTACATCTCCAGGATTATTCTCATCCCAGCAAGACTCAATCTTGGCAGTTAATTTATTAATTTCTTCCTTATTCATTTTTGTATCTCCTTTTTATTCCGTGTGGGTTGTCTTTGACTTGGTTCCGCTACACCATACTTACTTAACAGATAATTCTGCTTATGTTTCCTCACTGTTTCAATTGCTGTGTCTATAAGTAAACTCCATTTAAAACTCTCATGCTTATCTCTTAATACCTCATGCCATACATCCTTCATGATTCCACCTTTTTTTATATGAATTATTTCACTCCTTCAGCATAGTTTACTAATTTTAATCCTTCATTAATTACACAACCCACCAATACATCAAAAGACACTTTTTGTTGTTTGCTGATATTCTTCAGCTGATTTTTCCCAACAAAACCTAAACGTTCATGTATACGATAAACTGTATCCATGGCATTACCATATTCATCATTATCTTGTTTTTCATTTTTTAATCGCTCTTCACGTATTTTACATAATTGTGATTCCAAAACATTTATTTCATCCTGATGTATTGCAATTTTTTTTCTTAGTTCTGTTTCTTTATCATCAGACAATCCTATTGCTTTTCTCAATTGATCTTCAACAAATTCGCTTCTGCTTTGAGGTAGTTTTTCTTTTGCTTGTTCCCATATCATGGAATCAATTGTTAATGTTACTGATTTTTTCATAATGTTTGCCCTCCATTTAAAAAAAATTATATGTAAACTTTAAAGTTTACATTTTCAAATTGATTCTGTTGCTGTTTACATTTGTTTACATTTGTACACTTGTTTACACATGTGGATTTCCACAGGTTCCTCGCTAGAATGTAAACCTTCAAGTTTACCCAAAAGTTGATCACGCTCCATCTCCAAAGCAATCAAATCAAGCTTCACCTCACGAATTTCCTTATCCAACTCCATAATCTCAAACTCCAATCTCCCCTTTGATGAAAGCAACGTATTTAACCCCACTTCCACAGCAGAACGAACAGAAATATTATGCTTCTCCAAAAGCTTCTTGCAACGACTAGTAACCTTAGCAGAAACAGTCTCAGGAAAATCAACACTCTTCATAAAATAATCACCTAAAAATCTTTTTAGCTTCACGTATATGTTTACACTCATGTTTACGGTAGTGAAAATCTTCACAGCTACACCACCAACCATCCACATCATCATAATTCACAGTATTACTACCAGTACTGCCTGATGCTTTAAATTGTGCGAAAACTAACCTCACACAAACAGGATTATTGGAGGTTATTGTTTAGCCTCCTTCTCCTGTTTTTTAAACCATTCAAAAACGGCTCTACTTTCAACTTCATCGATTTCTTTCTTTTTAAACATATTCATACGAGTGCGATTAATCATTACTGGAGTGATTTGTATTGTACTGTCTTTTTTATGAATATGTGCTTTTATCTTGTTTAAAACCTCATCCACATCCACTTCCTTTTTAGGCATACCATCAAATGAGTTATTATTCCCTTTTTTTACACTAGAATTAATATTTTCTTTTTTTCCTGCTCCTTCTTCTATTTCATCTTTTTCCATTGATAAAAACATTTGCATGAGTAAATACCTTTTTAAATAGGTTATAGCACTGCCTATATCTTGAATTAATTTATTTGAGTTACTGTTTTTGAGTTCTGGGAATGGTACTCTGATGCTTATTTCTCCTTTTTCAGGATTCCAATCTTTTAATTTTAAAACTCCATGTTCAGTGAAACTGAATATTAATGTGGTTTCATATTTGATTGTTAAAGGTATTACTTGGGATAATAAGTCATCTAATGTGAAGTATTTATTTTTAATGAATTTATTATCCCCTGTTTTTTCAAATCCTGTGTCATGCATTTCATTTTGCATTCTTGCCAGCTTTTCATATATAGTCATGTTACCAATATCATGACTTAAATCCTGAACTTCACCCATTTATAATACCCCCATCATCTAAATCATGGTATTCATCATCGATACTGTAATACTCATCATCCTGTAACTCACCAATAATCTCCAACACTTTAGATTCACTAATATTCTCCAAAGATGCTTGAGAGTGTGGAATGAAACCTTTTGACACCCAGTATTCATGATACTGGATTTCACCACCACACAGTTCCTGTAAAGTATTCATAATATCACGTGTGTTCTCATAAGTACTGTCATGAAAAACAATTACAGATATGAAAACACCCCCATGTAAGTTTCCATGGGCAGAAATACGTCCGCCCATTTTTTCAACAATTTCTAATAATTGATTGTAAAACCTGTTTTGCTGATCATAAGTAATCATACTAAACACCCATTAGTGTAGGGATCCATCTGTCCCACAATACAGAATGCGAAGAGGAATAATAAAATTATTAAAATTATTCCTTTTGCAAAGATTATTTCAACTTCATACTTTTCTCTCCAGGACACTTTTTTATGGAGTCTTGCTGGAGTAGGTTTATTGTTGAAGAGACTCATAATTGAGCCTCCAACACTTTATACTTAACTTCTTTTTTCATACCAGGAGTATTAAGGAAATCTTTCAATTCCCTTAAGCGGGTTTGTTCCTCAACATACTCCGCATACTCCCCGTATAATGTTTCGAACAATTCCCTTTGCTCAGGATATTCCTGTACTAGAAATACGAACAGTTCATCTATTTCACAGTAATCCTTGTACTGTGACTGGTTGATCCTGTATAAGGCATTACCAATCTTGTTTTCTGTTTCCCAAAAGTCTGGAGTGAACATTCATTTACCCCCGTAAGCTATTACCTGCACGAGCAAACTCCAACATTTGCTCATCAGACAATTCATAGATTTGAAATTGCTTATATTCATCAGCCAACCTATGATCTATTTCTTCCTGGGTTTCATAATCCTCAGACAATAATATCTGTTCAAGATAATCAAACTCGACCTCATCTTCAGGTGGAGTAATCGTATACATTGAGTTGTTGTATTTGCAACTCATACGCCTACACTCCTGAATTTTTGGAGTCCTTCTTTGAGGATTTTATTTTCCTCTTGAAGTTTTTTCGCTTTTAAAAATACATGTTCAATTTCTTCTTGGGAGCATATCCTCCCAAAAACTTCAATCTTATCCTTATCCATTTTTATCACTTGTTAGGAATTTTTTCAAGTTTAGTTTCAGAACTGCCATTTTGAATTTCAACTTGTTATTTACTACTTTGTTTTTAAAGTATATAAAGTTTTGTATATAGAAATATATTAGAAATCTATATATAATATTATAATTATAAATATAATTATAAATATAATGGAGTGTATGAAATTGAAATATACAACAAAAGTCCAATCCGTAGCAGGATCATTGACTACTTCAATCCCAAAAACAATTCGGGATGCTCTCTCATTACAAAAAGGAGATGAAGTAGAATGGGAATTAGACTTGAATACTCAAGAAATTAAAGTGAAAAAATTAGAATAAACTTTTAACTTTTTTTAATAATATTAGTAATTATTATATACTCACCAACACTATAAATAAAAGTGGTTACTAAAAATTTTCTCACTTGTTAGGTTAGACTTTTTTTATCGTAGCCAGTGTTAGGTGTGAGGAACTGCCATTCCTACGACCACCTACACTTTATACATAATTTTACTTATTTTGCATTTAACTGTTCTTCTATTTTTAAAGTATCATAATACTCTTCAGCATCAGGATGTTCAACAAAACTATGAACATCAGCTTTATTTTCTTCAACAATCTGTTTAACCTCATCAATAGTAATGTTAAAGAATTCTTTACGGCGATTAACTTTATTCACACGACTATCATTAAATCTATCATGCAATTCTTTTTCTAATGCAAATGCATCTTTACTGAAAATAAATACATGAGTATCATAACGGAATGGAACTGAAGCACTGGATAATTCACGAATTCTTTCATCAGGATTATCTCTACGAGTTACCCCAATTTTAAACACATTTTTACCAAATGAACCTATATTTGAGATTATATAAACATAACCTGCACCAGGTGTTTCTTTCCATTCATCAATTTTCCCTATTTCCTCATTATTCCTATTTAATGCTTCTTTTAATTCTTTTATCTCTTTTTCAAGTTTGGCTTTTTCTTTATCCGCCGCTGTTGTTAATTCATCCCGTACTTTATTAATCTCTTTTTGAATTTTATCATTTTCACGATTAAATTTATTTTTTTCCTTTTCTAATTTTTTCTGTAGCTTTTTCTCTTCTCTTTCTCTTTCTCTTTCTTCACGTAATAACTCTTTTTCTTCTTGTTTTTTTACTTCATATTCATAAGCAATATTCATTTCATCAACTTTAAGATTCAAATACGATTTTGTGAGAGAAACATTCTCCCTTTCATATAATCTATTCAATTGATCAAATGATTTTTGAATTCTTTTTTTAGAACTTTCAACATTAGAATGTTTAACTTTATTGATAATGACTTCTGTTTCATTGTTGAAACTGCGAAGTATTTGTTTAATATTTGCATTAATAAATGCTTTTCCTTGTCTTTTATCTCCATTAATTGTCCAATCACTAGTACCTACTGCTGCAGTTTTGTCTTTTATCATTTGTTTTTGTTGTTTTCTAACTGCGTCTAATCTTTCTTTATATGCTGTTGAATTGATAAAATTATATTTTGGTTCATATAAACCATATTCTTGCATATCTAAAGTTTCTTCCACTAATGCAATTTCTTTTCTAATTTCATTTAATTCTCTTGTATTATTGTTTATCTTAATAACTAAATTATTTAATTCATTTCTTTTATCATTTAATTTAACATCAATTTCTTTCTCTTTATCTTTAGCTATTTTTTCATATGTTTTATCAATATTATCTAATTCCTCTTGTTTCTTTTTTAATTTTTTATTTAATTCTTTTTCTTTAGTTTCTTCTTTTTTCTGATATTCTTCATCCAAATTTTTTAATTCTTCTTGTTTTTCATTTAGTTTATCATCAATTTCTTTCTCTTTTTCCTGTTCCAATACTTTTAATTTTTCATCAATATTATCTAATTCTTCTTGTTTTTCTTTTAATTTTTCATCAATATCTTTACCCTTTGCTTTTTTATTTAAGTAGTATATTCCAATAATTGTTAATGGTATTCCAAAAAATATTCCATATATAGATATTGTTAATAGAATTCCAATAATAGAAATGATCAATCCTTTATTTTCTTTAATATTCATTCATATACAAACCCCCTTTTTTTCTTCATTTATTATCAACTCACAAACTTATTTTTTTTTATAAGTAATAATAATTCTTACTCTTTAGTAAATTACCCTCAGCTGCAGGCATTTTCAACCTGTTACAATTTGTAACAACATTAACTTTTTATAATCCATTTAATTTTAAAATAACATTAAATAATTTTTGAACATCATCAGGAACATTAACTTCCACTACTTCAAAAGAAGCACTATGTTTTTGATTTAAATATTCTTGAGCAAAACTCCTTCCCATAAATTCTACTCCTTTAAAATTCATCACAACTTTTGAAACATTAGAATCAATATTCTTATATAATTCTTCAATTTTATTTCTTGATCCTAAATCTGAATCAATTTCTTTTTCTAATA